GCCAGACGCGAGCGGCCGCGGATTTGGAAACCAACTGTGAGCGCTACACTTTCGGCACGCCGCCAGCGGGCCGTCGAGTCGTTTCGCAACGCGGCGGACTGCATCGGTCCTGTAAGCCCTGGGATGGCGCTATTTGCGATCACGCGTGGGCAGTTTTCGATGATCGACGTAATCTTGCACCTACTCGATTGCGTTGGGCCGAGTCGGATCAGCGTCTGGACGTGGGCGATCGCGACCTACGAGGTCGATTGCGTTGAGCGCCTGCGAATGGATGAGAGGGTGACAGAGGGGCTGCTCGTGATCGAGGGTGGGGTGCGATCGAAGCATGGGGACTGCCGAGAGAGCATTCGGCGCTGGAAAGCGACGTTCGGGCCGGAGTCGGTGCGGTACGTGGTGAATCACGCCAAGATTGCGACCGTAGAGGGTGGAGGCCTCCGGCTGCTGGCGCGTGGGTCGGCAAACCTCAATTACAACCCGAGGTTCGAGCAGCTTGACATCACCGAAGGGTGCCTTGGGTTTGACCTTGTCAGACGCATTGAGGCCGAGCTGCCGGTGCTGGCGGACGATGCATCGACGCCGGAGACCTGGTCGGCGACCAAGATCGGCAATGCATGGTCGCCTGACAAGCTGAAGCCGTTCGTGGGCGTGAGGACCTGGACAAAGTGACGAAGGACGAGGTGATGCAGATTCTCCGGGAGGCGAAGGCGGCCCCACGAGGTGCTCGTTCGGTACGCGGATGCGTTTCTGCTGTATCTCGAGGCGGAGGAGAACATCCGGCGGAACGGTGCGATCACCGCGCACCCGCGGACCGGGGCGCCGTTGGAGAATCCGTACCTTCAGGTGCGGAACCAGGCGAGCAAGATCCTGGCGAGTATCCGGCTGAAGACTGAGGGGTTGTGGCGATGAAGGGACGGAAACGGGTGCCGCTGGCGCTGGTCGAGCTGAGAGGGAACCCTGGCAAGCGCCGGAAGAATGTCGACGAACCGAGGCCGGCCCCGGGGCGGCCACGTTGTCCAGCGTGGCTCACCCCAGGGGCAAAGAAGCATTTCCGGGAGATTTGCCGAGCGCTTGAGCAGATGGGGATCCTCGCGTCCTCCGATAGAGGACGCATCGCCGAGGCCGCAGCTGGTCTTGCGAAAGCGGAGGAGTGCCAGCGGCGGATCGCAGAGGAGGGCTACTGGCGGAGGATCGTGGATCCAGAGACCGGCGTTGTGACAGTTGACCGCTGGCCGTGGACCTATGAGGAGCCCAAGGCGTGGGAGCAGTTTGCCAGGGCCGCGGCCTGTCTTGGGTTGGATCCGACGAGCAGGGCGCGGCTTACCACGCCGGCTAAGCCTGCGCAGACCTCGTGGGGAGCGCTGGCTAAGGGCTGATGGCCGGGCCTGCATACCCTCACGTCGCCGCAGCGATGCGGTACGCCGAGGGTGTGCTCGATGGGAGCATCCTCGCCTGCCGGTACGTCAAGCAGGCGGCGGAGCGGTTCCTGTCGGATCTTGGACGCGATGACTGGCGGTATCGGTTTGATAAGGCAAGGGCCGAGCGGTACTGTCAGGCGATCGAGCTGCTCCCGCACGTCAAGGGCGAGTGGGCTCGGCACCGTGAGCTGCTGCGCTTGGAGCCGTGGCAGTGCTTCGCCGTGGTCAACGTGTTCGGGTGGATCGACGCCAGGGGCATGCGGCGCTTCCGCACGGCCTACATGGAGGTCGCCCGCAAGAACGGCAAGTCGGCCCTGCTGGCCGCTGTGATGCTGCTCATGTTCACGATGGACGGCGAGCCGGGCGCCGAGTGCTACAGCGCGGCAACCACCCGCGACCAGGCCCGCATCGTGTGGGCAACCGCCCGGCAGATGGCGCTCAAGTCACCGGACTTCGTCTCCACCTTCGGTGTTGACGTCGGCGCGCACAACCTCGCCATCATCGACAGCGGCTCCAAGTGCGAGGCGCTCTCGGCGGACGCGAACACGATGGACGGCCTCAACGTCCACTTCGCGGCGGTCGACGAGCTGCACGCCCACAAGACGCGCGAGGTCTGGGACGTGCTCGAGACGGCGACAGGCTCACGCGCACAGCCGCTCATTTGGACGATCACCACCGCCGGCACCGACCGCAGCGGGATCTGCTACGAGGTCCGCGGGTACGTGGTCCGGGTGCTCGAGCGCGTGATCGAGGACGAGACGGTATGGGGGGTGATCTACACCCTGGACGATGATGACGACTGGCGGGATCGGAGCGTCTGGGTCAAGGCAAACCCGAACCTCGGCGTGAGCGTGTACGAGGACGACCTCGAGCGCCTCGCCCGGAAGGCGGAGGCGACGCCGTCCGCAGTGCCGACATTTCTGACCAAGCGCATGAACGTCTGGGTCAACGCAGATCATGCCTGGATGGACATGCGGGCGCTGGAGAAGTGCGCGGACCCATCGCTCCGGCTCGAGGACTTTGCGGGTCAGCCGTGCATCGTCGCATTCGACCTCGCCAGCAAGCGCGACATCGCGGCGAGGGCGCAGTTGTTCGAGCGCGACGGGCACGTGTACGCATTCTTGCGGTACTACCTGCCGGAGGCGGCCGTGGAGGCGAGCACGAACAGCCAGTACCAGGGCTGGGCGCGGGCCGGCCGGCTGATTGTGACGGAGGGGGACGTCACAGACTTCGCGGTGGTCGAGGACGACCTCCGCGAGCTGGCGACCGACTTCCAGATCGTCGAGGTCGCGTTTGACCCGTTCCAGGCGACGCAGTTCTCGACCCGGATGCTCGGTGAGGGGTTTCCGATGATTGAGGTCGGAGCGACGGTGCGCAATTTCTCTGAGCCGATGAAGCATCTCGAGAGCCTCATCCTGTCCGGGCGGTTTCATTTCGACGGCGATCCCGTGCTGGTCTGGATGATTTCGAACGTCGTTTGCCACGTGGATGCCAAGGACAATATCTACCCGCGCAAAGAGGCTGAGCAGAACAAGATCGACGGCGTGGTGGCCGTGATCATGGGCCTCAATCGAATGCTCGCGAACGGCGGGATCGCTCCGATGAGCGTCTATGAGACGCAAGGGCTCTGAGATGGATTACGACCTGCGGACGGCCTGGGATGTGATGCTGCAGGCCCTGGGGGACTGGGCGGCGAAGCGCGCCCGGCTGACGACGTCAAGCCTGACGAACCCCGAGAAGTGGCTGAGCACTGGTGGCGGCGCGAGTGTCACGAAGTCCGGAGTTAGCGTCTCCGAGGAAACGGCTCTGCGGGTAACGACCGTTTATGCGTGCGTCCGTCTGATCGCTGGATCAGTCGCGAGCTTGCCGCTTCACGTGTACCGGCGGCTGGATCGCGGCAAGGAGATCGCGAGGGAGCACTGGCTGTACGGCCTGCTCCATGATGAGCCGAACGAGGAGATGACCGCGTACCAGTGGCGCGAGTCGATGATGGTTGCGGCGCTGCTGTGGGGCAACAGTTACACGTACATCGAATTTGACGGAGCTGGGCGGGTGAGAGCGCTGTGGCCGCTGACCCCGGACCGTGTGAGTGCGCGCAGGAACGAGCGGACGCGGGAGGTTGAGTACGTGGTGACATCATCCTCCGGCGCGTCGCAGGTCGTGCCCAGCTGGAACATGCTGCATGTGCCTGGCCTTGGGTTCGACGGCCTCGTTGGGCGGTCGGTGATTGGCTTCCATCGCGAGGTCTTGGGCCTCGCGATGGCTGCGGAAGAATATGGCACACGGCTCTTTGGGCAGGGGCTGCTGCAGCGGGTGGCACTCAAGCATCCTGGCAAGCTCACTCCGGATGCAAAGGAGCGAATCGAGCGGTCGTTCGAAGAGAAATCCGGTCTCGCGAGCTCGCATCGTCCGCTGATCCTCCAGGAGGGGATGGACCTCTCGACGTTCTCGATCAGCCCAGAAGACGCACAGTTCCTCGAGACGAGGCGGTTTCAGGTGGCGGAGATCTGCCGGATTTTCGGCGTGCCGCCGCACATGGTGGGAGACGTTGAGCGGTCGACCTCGTGGGGGGCCGGCATCGAGGCGCAGGGGATCGGCTTCGTGGTCTACGTGCTACGCCCCTGGCTCATCCGCATCGAGCAGGCCATGAACCGCATGCTGTTCTCGGCCATCGACCAGCGGCGCGGCCTGTTCGTCGAGCACGCCGTGGACGGCCTGCTCCGGGGCGACTACCAGACCCGCACCGAGGGCTACAGCAAGGCGATCTCCGCCGGCTGGATGACCCGGAACGAGGTCCGGGCCCTTGAGAATCTGAACCCGCTCGACGGCTTGGATGAGCCGTTGCGGCCTGCGAATCTCCTGAGCGGCGAGGCGCAGCCGGAAGACGGGCCGGTTCCAGGTGGCGATGGAGACATGGAGCGCTACCGGCCGCTCCTCGAGCAGACATGGCGGAGGATCTACCGCCGTGGGAAGCAGGACTGGCCGGTGGCCGTCAAGCGGGGCGCCGAGGCCGAATGGCGTGCCGAGCTCAGGAAGTATATGGCGGAGCAGATGGAGCCGATTCACGGGCTGCTCGCGCCTCCGGCCAGCCCTGTGGAGCTGCCGGAGGATCTGGATCCCTCGAGCTGGGACATCGAGGCGCTCGCTCGACAAGCGGCGGATGTGTATTTGGGGGTGGCGAATGGCAGGTAAGGGGCCGATGACAGAGCAGAGGATGCTGTCGCAGGCCGAGCTGCGTGCCGATGAGGGTCGGATGCTGGTCGGGTACGCCGCTCGGTTTGATGTGGTCGCCGACATTGGCCCGCCCGGGACTCCATTCTTCCGCGAGGTCATTCGGAGGGGCGCATTTTCCCGTGCGCTCGCCGAGAAGCAGGATGTGCGGGCGCTGTTTAACCACGGCGAGGAGCCGTTGCCGCTTGGGCGGACGAGTGCTGGGACGTTGCGACTATCAGAGGACAACGTTGGACTGCGGTTTGAGCTGGACGTGCCGGACACGACTTTCGCGCGAGACTTGCTTGTCTCGATTCAGCGCGGCGATGTGTCAGACATGAGCTTCGCTTTTCGGCCCGTGCGTGAGGTCTGGGACGATAGTTCAAACCCGCCTCTCCGCGAGTTGCTCGACGTGGACCTCTTCGACATTTCGCCGGTCGTTTTCCCGGCGTACCAGGGGACATCCGTCGGCGTGCGGTCAGCCGCCGACGTGTTGGCTGAACATGCCGCCGAAGTGCAGGTGCCGTCGGCGGATGCACAAACTGCGGAGCGCGATGAGCAGGTGCTCGACGTGCTCCGGCGTCAATTGCAACTGGCACTGTTAGACCGCTAAGGAGGGTCGCATGAACAAGTTGGCCGAATTGCTGCAGCGCCGCGCTGCGCTGCACGAGCAGGCGTCTGCCTTGCTCGCCGCCGCCGCCGCAGAAGGGCGTGGTTTGACTGTGGACGAGAAGGCAGCGCACGACAAGATGGTGCAGGACATCCAGGACATGACCGAGCTCAAGCTCCGGATGGAGGCGAGCGAGGCGATGGAGGCTGAGCTTCGGCGAGAGCGGGACTTTGTGCGGCAGGAGCCGAAGCCGCCGCAGGTGAAGACCGATGTGGCCGAAGTGCGCCGGCAGGCTTACGTGGCATATCTGCGCGGTGGCGTGCAGGGCGTCCGGGACTGGGCGGTCGAGCACCGTGGTGTGGAAGTGACCGATCTGGTCAAGGGCGGATACCTGAGCCCGCCGCCGGAATTCGCAACGGCGCTGCTCAAGAACGTCGATGACCTGCTCTGGATGCGGCGGCTGTGCACGGTGATCAACATCGGGCAGGCGCAGTCGTATGGGGCGGTGTCGCTCGATACCGATATGGCCGACGCGGACTGGACGCCGGAAATCGGCGCCGTGTCCGAGGATACGGCTCTCCGGTTCGGGCGGCGCGAGCTCACTCCGCACCAGCTCACGAAGCTCCAGAAGGTGAGCTTGAAAGCGGTGCAGAATCCGGCCTTCGATATCGAGGCTTTTATCCGGGAGCGGCTGGCCTACAAGTTCGCGCTGACGATGGAGAGGTGCTTCCTGACCGGCACCGGGCAGCAGCAGCCCCTTGGGCTGTTTACCGCCGATCCGCAGGGCATTCCGACGTCGCGGGACATGTCGACGGGGAACAGCACGACGGCCATGACCTACGTGGGCCTCGTGAATGCCAAGTACACGCTGAAGCAGCAATACCGCTCCAACGCGGTCTGGCTGTTCCACCGCGACGGCGTCGCGCAGCTGATGAAGATGCTCGACGGCGACTCGCGTCCGCTGTGGCAGCCGTCAGTGGTAGCCGGGCAGCCCGATCGGTTCTTGAATCTCCCGGTATACGAGTCGGAATGGGTGCCCAACACCTTTACGACCGGGCTCTACGTCGGGATGGTCTTCGACCCGCGGTTCTATTGGATCGCCGACAGCTCCGCGCTCCAGGTGCAGCGGTTGGATGAGTTGTACGCGGTCAACTCGCAGGTCGGTTTCATCGGCCGCATGTGGTCCGATGGGATGCCGGTGCTTCCGGAGGCCTTTGTCCGCGTGAAGCTTGCGTAGGAGGGAGCAATGCGACGGGCTCTGTTCATGACTGTGGCCGCCTCCCTGGTGGCGCTGCCGTGTGCTGCGCAGTACCAGGGAGGGACGATTTACCGGACCTCGTCGAATATGGTCTTCCAACAGGGGACGGCGCTGACGATGGCGGACGGGGTGACGTTCACGCTCGGGGCCAATCGGATTCTCGGGGCCAATTCGGAGAGCATCCTTCTCGGCGTCCCGGATAACGTCTTTACCTTTGCTGTCGACGGTACGAACACGGTGGTCATTACCGGTGCTGATGCGACGGGGCCGGCGGATACGGTGTACGACACGGCTGGTGCAGGGTCGATCACCATTGGATCGGCTGACGTCGGGGGCATCACGTTGACGGCGGCGGGAAGTATTCGCACGAACGCAGTCGGGGCTGTGGCTGGGACCGGGAACAGTGCTGTGGAGCGGTGTATCGGTTACATTTGCCAGACCACGCTGACGCTCAGCGGAGTCGTGGTCACGATTACCGATCCAGGCTCGGCTGCAGGGTACGGCTCGGTCAAGCTTTACGATTTCCCGGAGGGCTACATTTACTCCCTTGGCGTCGTCGCGGATCTGAAAATCACGGCTGGCACAGGCGGCATCGCAGACAACTTTGACGGCGACGTTGCGCTCGGTTCGGCGGCTGACGCCGGTGGAGGCCTGGGGGGTGCGGAGGTCAACTGGGTGCCGTCTACTGCGACGCCGCAAGCGACCGCCGGCGTGACGACGGCCGATTGTGTCAGTACCACCACTGAGGTTGGGATCAAGGACGGGCATGCGACGGCCTCGAGCTTGTACCTGACCTTCAACGTCGACAATGATGACATCTCGTCCAGCGATACTCTCAGCGTCACGGGCACTATCGTCGTGACCTGGATTCGGCTTGGCGACAACTGATGGAGGGTGACATGCGGACTAGCATTTTTTATGACGAGAAGGCGGTCCTGCTCAAGGAGCCGACCGACCTGGCCAGCACCGATACTCAGTCGGGCTACATCGATTTGGCCAACTGGGATGAGTGTGTGATCGAGGTGATTGTCTCCACGCTCTCGGGCGTGGATGGCAGCAATTACTTGACCCCGATCCTGCAGTGTGCCAACTCGTCTCCGACGGCTGCCGGGAGTTATAGCGCCGTGCCAGCGGCTGATATGGATTACGAAATCGTCACTGCTGCAGGTGCGAGCACGGTAGCGCTTGACACCGTGTGGCCGCGGATCGACTCGACGTCGGAGGATAGTGTCATTTACCGGGCGGCCTACAAGGGCGCAGCGCGCTACCTCAACGTCAAGCTCGATTACACCGGCTCTGGGATCACTGCTGGAGTGGTCGGTGTCGTTGCGCGGCTGTCTAGTGCGCACAAGCAGCCTGGCAACGCCAACACCGTCACGACTGGCACGGTGAGTTGACGCTAGGGCCATGGGGCGGGGTGGTCACCCACCCCGCCCAGTGGAGGTGCACATGAGGTGGATCATTGCCATCGTGGCGACGTTGATCCTTGCGGGTCCGGCATTTGCGACTGACTACGACATCGCGCCGTATGCCGGCGTGCCTACGCAGTACACATTGCAATCCGGCGGTACGTCTGTCGCGAATGGCCACACGCTGAACTTTTCCGGGGCGGCCGCGACTGTTGGATGCGTCGTGGCATGGGGTAGTACCACTACGACTGGGGCGATCACGTTTGAGACTGCCGGCTCCGCCTCGTACACCGGCGCATGGGCGCCTCTTGGCACCGTCACGTGGGGCGCGGCGTCCTCGCAGGTGAGCTTTGCGCTCAGCCAGTATGGCCTCCGCGCCTTCCGGGCTCGCATCTCGACTGCGAGCGATGGCAACGGCGTGACTGTGACCTGTACCGGTCAAGCGAGGTGACATCATGAGAGTGCGCATCGTCAAGCTTGCGGCCGGACCGCGTGGTATCTATCACCCAGGGACAGTGCTGGAGGGGCCTCGCGAGGTGTTCGCCGGGCTCGTGTACGAGGTGCTCGACGATGAGCCAGAGCCGCAGATCGAGACAGCAACGGCTGTGCCAGAGGCGGAGGTGCGCGGTCGTGTCAGGAGATCCCGCAAGTGATCATCGAGCGGCTTACTCAACCGGCACTCGAGCCGTTTCCGGCCAGCACGATTGAGCGCTGGTGCGGGGCCGGGATCAAGAGCACCACTGCCTCTGTCGCAGACGATGATGCGGCGATCCTGGCTGATCTGCAGCACGAGGTGAGGGAGTACATCGAGGATATCCTCGGCCGGACTCTCATGCGCTGCACTTGGCGCTCGATCTACGACTACGAGGACCTGTTCTACGCGGACGGTAGCCAGCGCCAAGACCTCTGGCTGGAGATGCCGCCTCTTGTGAGCATCGAGTCAGTGACATGGATGACTGCTACTGGCGCGGTTGAGACAATCGATTCGAGCGCGTACTGGGTCATCACCGGTGAGCATGGCCGATTTGCGCTGCGAGCCGGGCAGAGCTGGCCGTCGTCCACACCTCGGCAGCAGGCATGTCTCACGATCGAGAGCACTCACGGTTATGTGGCACCAAGGAGCGGCACTGCGACCAGCACGAACACGGAAACGGTCATTTCCGGTCTGACCATGTCTGGCGCCTCCGGGAAGCGGTTGGCCGTGCACATGAGGGCAGTGTCAAAGGGCGTGACATTTACGATCTACGGCAGCGCCGCGTCGACGTTCAGCCCTGAGATCCTCGTCGCGACAGTGCCTGTGGCTGCCGGCGCGCACGATGAGTACGTTACTCCAAACGCGCAGTACGACTACTGGCGGATCAAGTGTGTGAGCACGCAGACAGATCAGCCGGGGACCGCGACCGTGGAGGTGCGCGTCGGCGATCTGCCGTCGTATGTGGCGACCGCGATCAAGGAGCTCTGCAGGTACTTCTACCGCAACCGCGGGGACGGGTACATTACCAATCTCAAGACTGGCGGCAACGTGGCACTCCCCAATCACCTGCAGCGTGTCATCGACATACTGCGCCTGCATGCTGTACCGCTGATGGGCTGATGGCTGACTGGCGCATCTCACTCGATGTTGACTCGGCGCGGAGATTGTTCTCGGAGGTCGCCGGAGCGTCTACAAGCGCTGCCGAGCGGATTGCCGCTAAGGTTGCGCTCGCGATGCATCAGGAGGCTGTGGACGCATTTAGCCGCCAGGCGGAGCCGCGGACCGGCAGGCCTTGGGCTCCGGCTGCACAGGCGACGCAGGATGATCCACGCTTCGTCGCTCTCGGCCGCCGGCAGGGCCTTATCGAGGCAGCAATCAGGACTGGGTGGGCTAAGGTGCCGATGGGGGCGCGCGCATTTCTCAACGTCGATTCGTCCGCCCAGTACCCGGAGCGTCGTGGGTATGGGCGTGCGCGCTCAGTGTGGCTCGTGGCCAGCGTGTTTCTGTGGGGCCGCAAAGCCGGCGGATCGAGCAGGTCTAGCAGGGCGAGGGCGCGGCGGAGGCAGGCGAATGCCAACAAGTACGCCAACTGGGCGGCAATGCCGGGACGGAGGTTCTTCGGCCTCGCCGGCGCGACCGTGAGGGAGATCGTCAGTGAGTACGAGGAGACCGTCGTTAGGGCTGCCAAATGAGCCTCTACTCCACGATCCGTGATGCGATCGTTGCCAGGCTGCAGTCGGCCGTGCCGGCGGCGCAGGTACTCGTCGAGGGCTCGCTCGAGGACCAGGGCAGCGTCGCGGACCACGTTGTGTTTGATCTTTGGGGGCCAGATATCGTTTGGGATCCCTCCGACGTGCTCAGCGAGGTCATGCAGCATCGGCGGTGGGAGTGGCATCTTGCCGTGTTGATTCCGGGTGCTGGCACTGCGACCGACGCTCTGGCGCACACCATCTGTGAGTCACTGGCGACGTACCTGCAGGGGTATGCTCCAGCCACGAACGCCCAGAAGATCGAGCTGCAGCAGTGGGTCGCTCTTGGTGTTGGTCCGATCGGCACGCTCTACCAACTTGATTTCACACACACTGTCTTCGCTGGATGAGCCGATGAAACGCAAGATCGTCGACGGGTTCACTGGGCTCTTCGTCGCGACGCCGTGTTATGGCAAGACTGTGACTGAGGCGTACCTCTTGAGCGCCATCGCGACCGTGGCGGAGCTGGACAAGCATGGGATCCCGTTCACGTGGGCGACTGTTGGGAATGAGAGCCTCGTGACGCGTGCCAGGAATTACCTCGTGGCGCAGTTCATGGCTGGCAAGTGCTCGCACATGCTGTTCTTGGATGCGGACATCGGCTGGGATGCGCAGGCGGTAATGCGACTCCTGACCCTCGATCACGACTTCGTGGTCGGCGCGTACCGCAAGAAGATGGACAAACGCGAGTACACCGTCAACTGGACGCCAGATGCGGCGACGAAGCTCAATCAGTGCCAGGAGTGCGGTTGCGTTGAGATTCTGGATGGCCCTGCAGGCTTCATGTTTCTCTCTCGCAGCGTCTTCGAGAGGATGTTCGCGGCGTTCCAGCACCTCAAGTACGAGCTCAAGATCCACAATCCGATGTCGCCGACCTACGATGAGACGACGTTTGCGCTGTTCGACTGCCAACTGCACGATGGCGGGTACTGGGGCGAGGACTACGTGTTCTGCCAGCGCTGGCGGTCGCTCGGAGGTCAGGTGTGGCTGGATCCATCCGCGCGGCTCGACCACTGGGGCATGACGTGCTTCGAGGGGGACGTCACGGAGATGTTGGCCTCGCCGGAGTCTGACATTGAGGGATGGTTGACGGGCGCGCAGGCGAACGTGCTGCGTGGGATCGTGGCTGAGCTGCCGGGCGCTCCAGTGATCGTTGAGCTCGGCTCGTGGAAGGGGCGTTCGACGGTGGTCCTGGGCCTCGCTGCGCAGGCTCGAGGGGGCCGCGTTTACGCCGTCGACAACTGGCAGGGATCCGTCGGCGAGCGCCACTCCGCTCACCGGGAGGCGCAGACCGGTGCGGTGTACGACCAATTCCTCCGCAACATCAACAGCAGGGGCGTTGGAGACGTGGTCACTCCGTGCACTGGTGATGTCGTCGAGGTCGCATTCTCGTTCGCGGAGATCGCCGCCGGTGCGGAGGTCGATCTGCTATTTCTCGATGCGGATCATGGCACAGACGCGACCATGGCGGCCTTCCGGGCCTGGGAGCCGCATCTCAAGCCTGGAGGGACCGTAGTGTTTCACGATGCGGACTGGGTGAGCGTGGGCCGAGCGATCCAACAGCTCGGTCTCGACGTGATCCAGCGGGACAAGATGGCAATCTGGACCAAGCCTCAAGGCTGACAAAAGGAGATGACAATGAGCCTCTACCGCGTGACCTATGCGGGTCCACAGGGGCACCGCCCGCGCTCGTTCCGCGGGCTGGGCGAGTTTTACCCTGGGGTGCCCCGCGAAATCGAGTTGGATGACGCAGGCGCCGAAGCTCTCCGCGCGAAGGGCCTGACTGTCAAGGTGATTAAGGCCGACAAGACGGCCAAGGAGGAGTGAGATGGCCTATCGCACTGGGGCGTACAGCCGCGTCGTTGTTGGTACTGAGACCTCATTTGGCTCTGGTCAGACGACTCCAGTCGGATACGAGTTGCCGAAGGCGAGCATCAGCGTCGGCTGGAGCGAGGACGTCGGCGCGACCGACGAGCTTCGCTCGGACCCGAATCCGGCCCCGCCGATTCGCGGCCTGCAGCGGATCGCTGGCCAGATCGTGCAGGTGTGCGACCTCGACAGTCCTGGCGTGATGTTGCGGAGATTCTTCACGACTGTGTCGCAAAGCGGGACCGCTGCGCCGTTTACCAACGTTTTCAAGGTTTCAGCGGTCGCGCCGAGCTCGATTTGGGTCGAGGTGGGCGACACATCCGCCTCCAAGTACGACCGGTACTACGGCTGCAAGGTGGTTGGATTCTCCCTGTCGGTCACCAAACGGGCCGAGACCTTCAAAGTCACATGGGACATCATCGGCGCCGGCAATCCGGCAACGCTCAACCAGGCGACGCCATATGACGCGACGGTCGAGACGTATGCTGGTGCCCGCACCTCGCTCGTCGACGCGCAAGTCAAGATCAACGGCACGTTGTCGACCCTGCTGCTTGGATTCGACGCGACCGTCCGGCGCGCGAGTGAGCCGCAGTATGTGCTCGACGGCAACCGCTACGCCGCAAGCATCACGGACGGGGCGTACTCCGTCTCCGGTCGTCTCACCGCGCTGTGGGATGATGCGGATACCATCCGCTCCTACTGCACCAGCGATGCCGAGAAGTATCTCGAGCTCATCATCCAGAAACCCGGCGATGCGACGCGGTACATGAACTTCAAGTTTGAGGAGGTCAAGCTGTTCTTGTCGAGCCCTCCGTCGATTGGGAGCCCCGGCAACGCTCCGATCACTGTGGATTTCATCGGCTACTACCAGGACGCTGCTGCTGGCAGTGCCATCAGTGTGACGCTCGTGAATGACACCCAAACGTACCCGGCCTGAGGCGCGGGAGAAAGGCAGGGCATGATGGGCCGCATCGAAGTCACGGATCTATTCCTCGCCGAGGCTGCTGAGCCTGTGGAGGTCGAGATTGAGGGCCTGCATCCTGGAAACCGCTTCCTGCTGCTCCCGATCCGCGACGCTGATCGGCGTCGCTGGCAGCAGCAGCACAAGCTCTGCAGGACGTGTGGAGGGCTCGGTTTCGTACCACTTCGCGACAGCGCCGCCAAATGTCCGACATGTGGAGGCACTCGCGGGCCGTCGTTCGACGATCCCGCCATCCGCAAGGCGACCTTGGCTGAGTTTTGCCGCGGTTGGCACGACTGGCTGACGGCGAGCGGGTCTCCGATCCCGTACTCCGCTGAGATGCGCGATCGGATCGCTGAGGATAGCGGCATCTACTGGATGATCCGAGATGCGGCAGAGCGCCTCCTCCGTCGGGTGGAGGAGGCTGAGGAAAAAGGCTAGAGGCTGCGGCTCATGCGCTCTTTGCGCGGCAGCCGCAGCCGGAGGGTCTCGGTGCATGGGAGCGGGTGGTCATTGGCGCGTGGACTCGCGTTTCGACCCAGCTGCGTGTCGGTTTCGGTGGCGTCGTTGGCCTGGACTACGCCGGCTGTCGCGCGCTCCTCGAGGTGTATGGGCTCTGGTGTCCGGACATCATCCGTGGCCTGCAGGTCATGGAGCGCGTGCTCCTCGAGCACTCCAGCAGCAGGCAGCGGTCCGATCACTTCCAACTTGCAGCCGATGAGCGGATAGAGGCAGATGGCTAAGATCCTCCTCGAGGTCGAGATCGCCGCAGATGGCGCCGTCAAGGGCCTGCAGAGCCTCGACAGCCAGCTCCGCGCTGTCGGTACCACTAACACTCAGGCCGCGACGGAGGTGTCGAGGCACGAGAAGGAACTGAAGCGTCTCCTGGATCGGCTCGAGCCAGGGCGCGTGGCTGCGGAGCGCTACCAGCGGCAGCAAGACATCCTCAACAGGGCCTACCAGTCTGGTGCGATCGATGCGGCACGGTACGAGGCCGCGATGAAGACCCTAGCTGAGCAACATGACCGCTCTCACAGGTCCAGCGGTCTCTTGACTCAGTCCACGCGGGAATTGTTCTCGGCGTTCGCGTCGTTCGCGAGCGTCGGCGCGATCACCAACTTCCTGGTCGAGGGTGCACGAGGCGCTCTCGAGGAAGAGCGAGCCCTGCGGCAACTCTCGAACGTGGTCAAGCAGTTTGGCCAGGACGGCGAGGATGCGGCACGGCGGGCGGAGGCGCTTGCCGATGCGCTCGCGATGCGTGGATTCGACGACGAGGCCGTCATCAAAGCGGTCCGTGATCTGACTGTCCAGACGCGAGACTATTCGCAGGCACTGTCGGGGGCGAGTCTGGCAGCGGACCTGTCCGCAAAAACTGGCAAGGACTACGGCGAGAGCCTCGCTCTCATCCAAGATCTGCTCGCCGGCAAGTCGAGATCTGTTGTTACCGCCCACAAGGAGTTTGGGACCACAGCGACTACCACCCAAGGCGCGCTGGATGAGCTCCAGCGGCGGTTTGGTGGCTACGCGCAGACCCTGAATGACACGAAGTCGAGACTCGATGCCACGAAGGTGCAGCTTCAGAATTTCGGCGAGACCCTCGGCGGGCCGTTGGCGAGGGCGACCGACTACGCGATCAAGCTCCTGAAATCGCTCGCGCAGGTCGTCGCTGGCGTTGGAGTGGCGTTCGTGTCGGCGTACACGGAGGTCAAGGCCTGGATCGACGCGGTTCTCGCGATGTTCCGGAGCTTCGACGTCTCCCGCCCGTTTGAGTCTCTCGGCGCTGGCGCGAAGGAGGCGTCGAGGATCATGGCTGCCGCCGCGGATGAGGTGACGGCCCAGTGGCAGCAGTGGTCTGGCGACATGAAAGCGATCTGGACGGACCAAGTCATCACGGTGAATGAGACAGCGCGGCTGATTTCGGATCCGCTCGAGAAAGCGACCAAGGACGCCGGCAAGAAGGCCGGGGAGCGGTATGCCAATGACTTGGTCGAGTCGACGAATGCGAAGATCAAAGCGACGAGCACCTCGGACGCGGTCGGCGACAGTTTGCAGGAGATGCTCGACCGGGCGGCGAAGAAGATCAAGGACATTGCTCCGGTCAAGGAGATATTCAAGGCCGACGCTCCGGCGAAGCAGCATGTCGATGTCTGGGCAAGCGAGATGGCGAAGGTCTTTGCGGACACATTCGCGGGCGGGGTGCAGGATGCGTTCGTGATGCTGTGGACTGGTGGCGACGCGGCCGAGGCATGGACCCGCCTCGGCGAGGAGATCGGACGCCTCCTCGGCGAGGCGATGGGCGCGACGATCAACCAGGGCCTCTTTGGTGGCAGCGGACCACTCGGCTCAAACGTCACTGGCATCTTTGCCGGCGGCTGGCAGGATTGGTCGAAGGCGCAGCGGCTGCAATTTGCGGGCCAACTCATTGGTGCCGGCCTGCAGTATTACGGCCAGCAGCGGCAGGACGCGACAGCGTCAGCACTCGGCGGGGCACTATCAGGAGCTCTGAGCGGCTGGCAGATGGGCGGGGGGTGGGGGGCTGTGGTGGGAGCGCTCGTCGGCGGATACATGGGCTGGCAGGGCGCGCAGCAGAAAAAGACGGACTATCGCCTCACGTACAATCCTCTCACCGGCAGGACAGATGTCGACGTGACGGGGTACGGGCAGATGGAGGAGGATGAGATGGCGCGCCAGCTGTACGAGCGCCAGCTCTTCTATCGACGCGAATTCCGCGCGCTCGGCCGGGACCTTGGGCTCGGCAACATCAACATTAGCCAGGCGCTCAACCTGTCGCGGGGTGGTCAGGCTGGCAGTTTCGCGGACTGGTGGCAGGCGTATCTGTCGGGCGAGCTGCCGCGGACAATGTGGGGCGCCGTATCGGGGCAGATCAGCAGCGGTTTGGCGGGGATGGGAGTCGGACAGGGGCGGATCAAAGAGCTCATGGATGCGTTCGAGTCGGGGACCTTCGATAGTGCGCTGTCGGACCTTCAGGCGTTCGTAAAGGCGCTCGTCGGGCTGCGGGATGTCTCGGATCTCCTCGGACTGACGCCGGAGGAATTGCGGGCGAAGGTCAATGCGACCATGCGCGAGGGCTTCCTCCAGGGCTTCGAGGAGACGATGGATGACGTTGCAGAGCTCATGGACGGCGTCGACAAGCTCTTCAGCCAGGAGCAGGTCGCCAACGCCCAGCAGCTGATCAGCCTGGCGCAGACGCAGTACGACGCCGGCCTGCGCTACTTCTCGCAGCTCGAGCAGATGCGCATCGGCATCAGTCAGTCGTTCGAAGACATCTTTCTCGGCTTCGAGGAGGAGCGCGCCCGGGAGGGCGGGCTCCTCGGGCAGTGGTACTCGCAGCAGATGACAGGCCTGCTGGATCAGCTGCGCAATGCGTCGAGCGCCGAGCAGGTCCAGCGCCTGATCCAGCAACTGCAGCGGTACGGCACGTCACTGTGGCAGATGGGCGACAGCGTCGAGGGCTTTGCCGGAGGGCGGATGCAGGTAGAGGAGTGGCTCCGCGAGGCGCAGCGGGTCGCCGACGAGAAGCTCCGAGGGTGGGAGGAGGAGGTGGCGGCGAAGAACGCGGAGTTGAAAGCGCAACTCGAGGCGATGATCGCTGCGCTGCAGGGTAATTCGGTGAGCCTGACGATGAGCTCCGACGAAGTGAGGAATTTTGGCGGAGCGGTCGATGGTGCGGTGGATCGGTTGGTCGACTTCACGGCTCGCGTCGTCCAGGCGAGCGACGCGCTCGGGGCGCTTGCAAATTCCGCGCAGGCCGCGGCGGGGTGGAACTGATGGCGCGCTCTCTACCGACCGGGGTGCTAACGGCGGCGCAGTTAGACGGGTACATGGCGCTGCTCGCGGTCGAGATCCAGACTGGGAGCAGCAGTTACCTTCGGCTGGTCGAGGGCGACGTTGTGAGGACGATTGAGGGGCAGACCTACTCGCCTGCTCCGTTTACGGTCTCGGCGATCCGGCTCGAGGGCATGCAGCAGGTAGTCGTTCGGCTCTACAACACGGACGGAGCGATCAGCGGACCGGACGAAGCGGAGCCGTTCGTCGAACACCTCCGCACGTTGCGCGTCCTCGAGGTGCACTTTTCGACGGCTGGTGTCCAGCTCGATCCAGTCGTGCTGTTCAGCGGCCACGTGCTTGGCGTGCGGTACAACCTGCGGTCGGCGGAGGTGAGGGGTGGATACCGTAGCGCGTCGTCCGTCGGGCAGGTGGGGCGGATTTGCGGTCGGCTGTGCAATTACCGGTTCCGGGACGACAACTGCGGCTACTCGGGCTACGACACGACCTGCACTAAGACACTGGCGGCGTGCACGGCGAAGGGCAATCAGGCGCGGTACGGTGGATTTCCGACCATGCCGCAGCGTGGAGCGAAGATCAGCTACACCCTCGTGCAGCGGGTGGCTCCGGTTGGGTACGTTGGCTCACAAGGGTATCCGGTGCAGGCGATTGCGCCTGTGACGAATGTCTCGGTGATTCCGGATACGCAGCCCGTCGGTGGCGTGTCACTGCCGCCAGACACGCAACCAGCGAGCGGGACGAATCTCATACCATGATGGAGGGGCTATGGCACGGGCGTTTGTAGTAATGTGGCTGATGATTGGTATTCTTATGTACTGTGAGTCGGAGTCGAGGCGGGTCAGGCGTCATTTGCAGGTGAGCGACGCAGAGCCGGTGACGAACGTTTCATTGGAACCAGGAGTTGAGCCAGCGACGAATGTGTCGCTGCCTCCGATTCCCTGATGCCATCGCTCATTACCATTCCGGCGCCGGATTACGGGTACGCCCGGAGCGCGGATTGGGGCAACATGGTCGAGGTGGGCGACACCTCGGTCGTGATCAAGGCGCGTGCTGTGCGCACTCGGCCGGTCTACACCTTGCAGATGTCGTGGGGGGCCCGGACGCCGGCAGCATTGGCGTCGTTTCTTGATTCGCTCCACGCGTTGCGCGAGGCGTGCACGCAGGTCTGCATCTGGACGCCGAGCGTGCTCGAGGACAGATGGACGCTGTGTCCAGTCGGTACCGGCAATGGGTCGCAGGTGCAGTTTGTGTTTGGCGCCAGGAATATGCAGGCCGGTACGGTCAGCGTCTACGTCGATGGGAGTCTCACATCGGGGTATACGGTCGCGGCGAAGGGTGGAGACAGCGCGGGGCGCTGGGCGATTACTTTCGGCTCCGCGCCGGAGGCAGGGAAGGCAATCACATGCTCGTACAACGGACAGCGGCTGCTATCTGGCTGGTTTACGTCGGCGCGGTCGTGTAGAGTGCCGGGCTACGGCGTGTCTGGCTTCCAGGCAACCTTCCGCGGCATCGAGGTCGAGAGCACCGCATGACCATTCCTCGACAGCGTTTGACCGGTGGCCCGCCGGTGGCGGATGCGCCGCCGATCACGAGCGAGCCGCCGTCGGTACCTCCGGTGAGGAGACAGCGGACGCCGGCCCCTCACGCGACGGAATTGCGTGAGCGCCGCGAGATCGTGATTAGCGATACCGCGGAAGGCTACTGCATTCCGATTCTGCTAGGCCGATTCCGGCTGACGTGCCGCATTGTGCATTTCGACCTCGTCTCGCAGGCGCGGCTGGATATCGTGGCCCTCGTCGGGCACGGCGAGCTCGAAGGGATCGACTCGGTCGAGTTTGAGGACACGGAGGTTTACGCCTCGTCGGTTCCGTGGTGCCAATGCCAGGTGCGACTCGGCACGACAACGCAAACCCCGGTGACGAACATCGCGCATTCGAGCTGGGCATCGGCGCTGCCTGGGCTGGCGTACGTTGCGCTGAGGATCAGGACTCAGACAGCGCCACTACATGGTGGGTTGCCGCGGATCGTCGTGCGCGGGCGTGGGGTAAAGCTTGCGAATCCAGGCGGTGCGGCGTCCTGGTCCGAAAATCCGGCTCGCATGGTCTACCATCTCCTGACGGATTCGGTGTACGGGGCTGGAATCCCGGCGGCAAACGTGGACGGGACGTTGCCGACTTTGGACGATCCAGCGGGCATCATCGACTACACGAGCCTCGAGTACATCGGGCAGACGGGCGAGGACAGTGAGGCCGGGGGTGGCGATTACGACCGGTCGCAGTCGTTCGTCATGCCCTGTCGCAACGTCGTCATCATGGTCAAGGTGCGATTCGCCCCGAGCGGAGGCACGCCCTCGAGCTACACGTTCCCGTGCGAGCTCCGGGCGACGCAGGACGGGAGCGCCATCACCCCCGCGGCTGTGGAGACAACGGCTGGCGGGGCCGGCACGTACACCGTCCGTGCTTGGTTCGGACAGGACCTCGGCGGTTCGACGGCGCTTGTGCCTGGCAGCACGTACTACCTCGTGCTGCCGAAGACTGGCGACGGGGCGTACTATTACTGGAAGCTGAACACCGCCACCAACGCCTACGCCGGCG